CAGTTCCGCAGTACAGCATTCATATTCGCGTAAAGCCGAAACAAGGCTTATCAATAAGTGAAATGGCTGAAGCGTTCAACGACAAAATCATTCCGGTCAATTACGGCATGAAGAAATCGGGCGATCGTAACTTAGTCATCCCATTGCCTGACCTGCATTTTGGCTGGACAACATTCGCCGATCTAAGAGACATGGTGAGTCAACTTAGAGAGATCATCATGGACGGCTACAACGAGATTGTGATCGAGCAATTGGGAGATCTGTTCCATAGTGATCAGATTCATGCAACACAAACGGTTAGAGGGACACAACTAGATCACGCAAACATGCGTCAGGCATTCCATGATGCAGTGAAGCTGTTTGATCAAATTGTTCCGCTGACAATTGAATATAGCAATCGCGTCTCAATAAAGAGCGTGTACGGCAACCACTCGGGGGATCTCGAATACGCTTTTCTTTATGCGCTGATAGATCGCTATCCACAAGTACACGTTGATCTCAATGACAGTAATCCGGCAACCGACTGGCGCTGTGCATACTTGCTAGGGCATGTTGGCATTATGCTCGCCCACGGAGATGTAGCCAAGGACAAGCTGACAGGGCTTTTTCCATTTGAGTACAAAAAAATATTCAATATGGCAAAAACATACGAACTTCACTCAGGCCACTATCATAGCGAGCGGTTTAAAGATGATCGTGGCATTATGTGGCGCCAGCTTGGAACAGCAAAGCCAAATGATCCCTATGAGATTAAGAATGGCTTCACCACGGGCAAACATCTGCTGTATTCGTTCGTTTATGACGACACGCGATTGAGATGTACTTATGAACTCAACTAATGCGATGAAGCGAGTCGGGTACGGATATGTAAGCCACACAGAGCAAGCAATCATTGAGCAATTATCGAGAGAAGAGAAACACATGCGCCACAAGGAAACACTTGAGATACCACCGTTTAACGGAAAACTTGATGAAGCTAACGGACGCTATGCAATTGTATTCACAAAGCCTGGCTGTAATAAGTGCCGTCAAACGATTCGGATACTATCACGTTCAATCATGGTAAACCACTATCAAGCTGATAAGACAGCGATTGAATACTTCAAACGTATGGGTATACGTTCTATGCCGGTCGTATTTATCTTTGACCACTACGACATCATAGATGAATGGTGCGACTTGCAGGTTGACAAGATCAAACAGTACACGAAGGAATAGACAGATGAGCACAGCTCGGGAGGTGTGGTGATATGTGATGAAACTAAGCAAGCGGCAGAAAGCATTCGCTGATGCCTATCTAACCAACGGAGGCAACGCTACAGAGGCCGCGAGAGCCGCTGGATATTCGCCGCACAACATTGGGGCTAACGCAGCGAAAACCCTAAAAAACCCTAAAATTCAAGCCTACATGAAACAGCGACTGCAACCGATTGAACGCAAGGCTGATCTCGATGTTGATAAGGCAATTATCCACTTGCTTGATATTGGCATGGGCCGTGAGATCACTGCTAGAAGCTCGACATATGACAACCTCAAAAAGGCGATGCTAGAAGACACGACATTGAAATATTCGCCGGGGCCTAAACAGCAGGTTGAAGCTCTTGAATTGTATTTGAAGTATAAGGGTATGCTCAGGAACTCGAGCAAGGAACTCGAAGATCAGCAGGTTGCCAAAACTAAGGCTGACGTTCGCAAGTCTAAAGCTGAGGCTGAGATCATGGAAGCCAAATCTAAACGTGAGACTAGCGAAGATACAAGCAACATCACAATCAACATCAAGCCAATTCAGCAAGACGGAGGCGATGACAGTGCAGATTAATATCGATCTGGATTCAATCGTCCCCAAAGCTTATGCGCCACTTTACAATGACAGAACACGTTACCTGACATACAAAGGTAGTCGTGGATCGCGCAAGTCGTTTTCTGTTGCTGAAGACGTGATTATGCAAATCATCTTGCACCCTTACGTTAATTGGATCGTGCTTCGCCAATACGCATATACGAACAAAGATTCGACATATTCAACTATCCAGCAAGCAGCATTTAGGCTTGGCGTTTATGATTTATTCAAGTTCACGTTGTCACCACTAGAAATCACCTTTAAGCCGACAGGCCAGAAGGTGTTTTTTCGTGGCATGGATAAGCCGTTGGCGGTTACTTCATTGCAACCAACTACCGGCGTGCTCGCTCGTGCATGGTGGGAGGAAGCCTATGAGCTGAAATCGCTAGACGCATTCAAGACCGTTGAAGAAACTATGCGTGGCGCGATCAACGATCCTGATGGCTATTACCAGTCAATCATCACATTCAACCCGTGGAGCGATCAGCATTGGCTTAAGCGTGAGTTTTTTGATGAAGACACAAAGAACCCACGATCGAAGTCGTTCACTACCACATACAAGGACAACCCGTATCTGGACGATGACTACATCGCAAGCCTTAAAGATATGATCAAACGCAATCCTAACCGTGCTCGCGTTGCCGTATATGGTGACTGGGGCATTGCAGAAGGGCTTGTGTTTGATGGACTGTTCGAGCAGCGTGACTTCAGCATGGAAGACATTGCAGCGTTGCCAAAAGCCGTTGGCCTTGACTTCGGGTTCAAACACGACCCGACAGCCGGCGAGTTCATGGCAATCGATCAGCAGAACCGTGTCGTGTATATCTACGATGAATTCTACCAACAAGGAATGCTGACGCAGCAGATTGCTGAGGCTATTGGACAACACAAAGGCTATGGCTTGCAGATAACGGCTGATAGTGCCGAGCAAAGGCTCATATCCGAGCTGTCCGGTGTATATGGGGTGCCTAACATCATAGGCGCTGGCAAGGGCAAAGACAGCGTATCACAAGGCATCCAGTACATGCAGTCTTACCATTTTGTAGTTCACCCGCGCGTTAAGGGGCTGCTGGAAGAATTTAACACGTACGTTTATTCAAAAGACAAGTTTGACAACTGGACGAACACGCCAGTCGATGCCAATAACCATGCAATTGATGCATTGCGGTATGCGATGGAGCCGTTCATGTTCAGAACTGCCGGTCATTACATGAGCAACCAAGAACGTATTCAGACAATCAAAAATCTAGGATTGGGGTGACATGATGGACCCATTTGAAGAATCAAACTTACTGTATCAAGAAGACATTACGAACCTCACTCCGGATCGGATCATGAAGTTCATTTTCCACCATCACGAATATCAGCTTCCGCGGCTTAAAAAGCTTGATCGATATTACAAAGGACAAAACGAAGGCATTCTAACGCCAGATTCAAGGCGTATCGAAACTGGCAAGTCAGATCATCGAGCCGTTCATTCATTCGGTAAGTACATTGCTGATTTCCAGACGGCATATTCCGTTGGTAATCCGGTTAATGTGAAGCTTGACAAAGATGACAAGCGGCTTGACCAGATCACACGAGTGAACGACTTGGACGCGCTCAACTATGATCTGTTCCTCGATATGACGCGATATGGACGTGCTTACGAGTATGTTTATTACGGTAGCGATTCAATTGAGCACTGTGTCCGTTTGGACCCGCTTGACACGTTCGTTATCTACTCGCTTGACGTTGATCCGCAACCAATCATGGCTGTTCGCTATCACTCGGTGGAGTTGGTTGACGAGAACAACAAGACGATCATCAACATCATTCCTGAAACGTGGACAGCAACGGAGCATGACGTTTACAAGCCAACTACCGTTGGTGGAGCAATGTATTTAGATCACAGTGAAATCATTCGTGTGTTCCCTGTTGTGGAGTATGACAACAACCGATTCCGCACTGGTGACTTTGAGCATGTGATCTCACTGATTGACCTTTACGATTCAGCGCAGTCTGATACCGCTAACTACATGACGGACTTGAATGATGCATTGCTGGTCATCACAGGCGACATTGATGCCTTATTCAACGGTAGCACGCTTATGAGTGGTGTTGACCCTAACGACCCTGAGGCAATGAAAAAGCTAGCACAGGATAAGCTAGAGCTGATCAAGGAACAAAAAGATGCCAACATGCTGTTGCTTAAGTCTCGAATGACAGCAAACGGCCAACAGACGAGCGTTGACGCAAAATATATCAATAAAGAGTATGACGTCAGTGGCACCGAGGCATACAAGAAACGTGTTGCCGAAGACATTCACAAGTTCAGCCACACACCGGACTTGACGGACAGCAACTTTGCAGCCAACGTTTCCGGTGTTGCAATGAAGTACAAACTGCTAGGCACTGTGGAACTGGCGGCAATCAAGCGGAGAATGTTTGAGAAATCGCTGTATCAACGCTATTCGATTATTGCAGCTCTTGATAGTAGCGTTTCTGGTGGCATGAAGACAGACCCTAATACGATTCAATTCACGTTCCGCGACAACTTGCCAACAGACGACATCACGCAAATTAAGGCGCTTGTTTCCGCTGGCGCGACATTGCCGCAAGAGTATCTATACAAATTTGCTCCGGGTGTTATTAATCCACAAGAAATCGTAGACATGTTAACTAAGCAAAGAGCCGATAGCGATTACAGTGAGGATCTGACGAACAATGACGAAAACACCGAAGGAACGGATCAAAGCGTTCGCGGACAAGCAGGACAAGCAGCACCGCCAGATAGCAAGTGATGTTGCCAAGTACACAGCGTTGTTCATGGCCTTCTGGTACGCGTTCAACGAGAAACACGAAGACTACACACACGCTGACGATTCGCGTTACTACGATCCAGAACTGAAAGAACAAGTTGACAGAGACGCACAAGAGGCCGGAGTTAAGCAGAAATCAGTTGCTAACAACGATGAGCTGCTATCATATGCCGCATACGTTTATGCCACGGCATTGGCCATCAAGGTTGCAGATTATATCGGTACCACTCTTGAAGATTTGGCAAAGCAGACTGCCAAGTTGGGTTCATCAATTTACGGAAAGCATATCAGAGCAGATTTGTCAGTGATCAATAAGATGTTCGATGGTGCCACATGGAGTGATCGCATATGGTCGAATCAAGACGCCTTGCGCAGCGATCTCAAAAAGATGATGAAGAATGCGCTGCTGACACACAGCAACCCAATTACACAAAGCCCAGCGCTTCGCGATAAGTTTGGTGTCATGAAGTATCAGTCAGACCGTATCATCAGAACCGAGAGCGATCGCGTCATGGCACACCAAAGCATCGTTAATGCTCGTGAAGCTGGATACAAAAAGGTTGTATGGGTCATTAACTCAGGAGCGTGTGACATTTGCTTGCAACACAGCGGTGAAGTTTACACACTGAAACAGGCTGAGGGTATGATACCTGCTCACCCCAACTGCCTTTGCTCATGGGCTGCGTATGATTCCGGTGATG